AGGGCATATATCACGGCTCTCTTACGAAGAAAAGAAAAGTTTAACGGCATACCTCGTATTACAGCGTCCACGATCCACGGTGCCAAAGGCGGCGAGGCAGAAAACGTTGTCCTGTTTACCGACATTAGTCCGGCGGCTGACGAAGAGATGCGCCGTAATCCAGACGACATGCACCGCGTATTCTATGTGGGCGTCACAAGAACCAAACAAAACCTCTACATTGTAGAGCCCGAAGACGTATCAAGGAGTTATGACTTATGAAATGTTGGCATTGTAAAACTGAATTAATCTGGGGTGGAGACAACGATTGTGAAGACCATGAACTCTTTATAATGGAAACAAACTTGAGTTGTCCAAAATGTAAATGTTTGGTTTTGGTTTATTTACCGAGGGAGGAAATAGATGAAGCGTAAGGAAGTATTAGAAGAAGCAGCAAAACTAATTACCGGAGACAGAGCAGAACACTACGGTGATGCGTTTGAAAACCACGCTCGTATTGCAGAAGGGTGGAATATAATAATAAGAGGGGCAATGATGTCCCACGGATTGCTGACACCGGCCCACGTGGCTTTAATGATGGACTGGGTCAAGACAAGTAGACTATTAGAATCACTCGACCATGTAGACTCATGGATCGACAAGGCAGGATACACGGCCCTCGGAGCAGAACTGGTGGGCCCAAGAAACGAGGAAATAAAAATTGACAGGTTTACAAATGGCTATGTTCGCCCCAAAAAGTGAATGGGTGCCACCACTAGAACTACCAGACCTAACCCAAGCTAAAAAAATAGCTATCGACGTAGAGACAAAAGATCCTAATTTAAAAACTAACGGGCCCGGTTGGCCCACGGGTGATGGCGAAGTTGTAGGCTATGCAATAGCTACAGAGGATTGGGCGGGTTACATACCCGTCCGACACTTCGGCGGCGGCAATCTGGACGAGAAGATCGTCAACAGATGGCTGAAAAAAATATTCGAATGTCCGGCTGATAAGATTATGCACAATGCCCAGTACGATCTGGGTTGGATTAGGCAGATGGGTTTTACCGTCAACGGCCGTATTATAGATACAATGGTCATTGCATCCTTGCTTGACGAGAACAGGTTTAGCTACAGCCTCAACGCTTTGGCATATGACCACCTTAACAAAACAAAATCAGAAAAAGCCCTTGTTGAAGCGGCAAGAGAGTTCGGTATCGACCCCAAAGCAGAGATGTGGAAGATGCCCGCCATGTATGTCGGCCCCTACGCAGAAGCTGACGCAAGCCTGACCTTGGAACTTTGGAATTATTTTTCCGTACAGCTTGGTAAAGAGGACCTCTGGGACATAGCAAATCTCGAACTGGACCTACTGCCTTGTCTGGTAGACATGACCCAGCGTGGCGTTCGTGTAGATCAGGACCGCGTCGAACGCACAAGAGACATGCTACTCAAGCGCGAAAAAGAAGTCATGAAAGAAATTAAACGTCTGGCAGGCACGGATGTAGAAATTTGGGCGGCGCAATCCCTGTCGAAAGCGTTTGATAAACTCGACATAAGCTATCCAAAAACAGAAAAAGGCGCACCGTCGTTTACAAAACTGTTTCTGGCAGAGCATGAACACCCACTAGCCAAGCTCGTGGTTGAAGCTCGAAACCTTAACAAAACGTCCGGCACGTTTATAAACACAATACAAAAGCACTGTCGTGCCGATGGACGCATACATTCGCACATAAACCAGATAAGATCCGACGATGGCGGCACGGTTTCGGGGCGCATATCAATGTCCAACCCAAATCTACAGCAAATCCCTGCCCGCGATCCGGAACTGGGGCCAATGATACGCAGTCTCTTCCTACCAGAAGAGGGCGACCAGTGGGCGGCCATTGACTTTTCGCAACAGGAACCACGGATCTTGGTGCATTTTGCAAAGACATATAGCATCTACAGGGGCTCGACCTTGGAAGGAACCGACGAGTTCGTCAAAGAATACAACGAAAACCCAGACACGGACTTCCATACCATGGTGGCAGAGATGGCAAACATACCGCGTAAGCAAGCCAAGACCATAAATCTGGGCATGATGTACGGCATGGGTGTGAATAAACTGTCAGAGCAACTCGACATATCTGTCGAAGAAGCAAAAGACATTATAAAACAATACCATAGCCGTGTACCGTTCGTAAAAGGACTGATGAACGGCGTTACAAACCAACTTAATACGCGTACTTCCAGCGGTTCGTTACGGTCCTTACTGGGTAGAAAGTGTAGATTTGATCTTTGGGAGCCGGATAGTTTCGCAATGCACAAGGCGTTGCCTTACAAAGAGGCGGCCGATGCTCACGGCCCAACAACCAGACTGAAGAGAGCGTACACTTACAAGGCTCTAAACCGGCTGATCCAAGCCAGTGCCGCTGATATGACCAAGAAAGCGATGGTAGATATATACAAAACCGGACGACTGCCCATGATCCAAGTACATGACGAGATTGCCATGTCCGTAAAAACGGTTGACGAGGCCAAAAAAGTTGCTAAGATAATGGAAAATGCGGTTGAATTAAAAGTTCCCTCAAAATGTGACATTGAAATCGGTCCATCTTGGGGGGAAGCGAAATGACATCTAATCCTTTACACTGCTCGGCAGAGTCCACGCCTGTGGCTCGGTCCAACTCCCCCGCTTCGGCGGGGTTTTTTCTTGCAAACTTGCATATTATCTTATATTATCCTAGAAATACCGATAAAGTCGGAGATGGATTTATGGATACAACGCGTTGGAAAAGTATTCTCGTACCCAGAGACATGTACGAGGAAGTAAAATTTATGGCAAAAGACGAAGGGCGGACAATATCCGGACAACTTCGCATGATTTTTGAGGATCACAAGGACAGAAAGAGGAGTAATGCAGTATCAGACGGAGGCGGGGGAGATACACAGAAGGCTCGTGCAGAATACTTGCCCCAAGTGTCAGGCTCCACTGGAAGTAGTTGAAAGAACTGACGAAATACTGATTCGTAAATGTGGCCCTTGTCTGCTAACCATACACGATGAAGCAGACAAAGCGGAAGGCATTGAGCATATATGCGATTAAGTATTGCATATCGCATACATATGGTGTACTATTCGCTTAGTGTCCCCCTCCATGGACACCTTCGTAGTTGAAAGCCCCAGTTCGGTTGCCCCCGACTGGGGCACTTTCGTTCGAGGAGATAAATATGAAAAATAAAGAAGCAGTGGCAATCATGCAAAAATTTGTAAATGATTATATGGATCTTATAGAAAAAGATGATAGTCTGACTCCAGAGCAACGCAAACAGAAGGTAGATGCTCTTGAAAAAGCTTGGCAATGCATACTTAACAGATGAAGAGTCCGCGCATCACGATTTCTTTGATGCATGCGACATGACCATCGAATTACTCAACGAGTTCGAAGCTAGAGGCATGATGAAGGGCCCTGCTATGGGCGGAGCCATGACTCAATTGTTATCTCATCTTATAGACATATCTCCCGACCCACGGACCGTGAGCGAGATAATCGCAAGCTGTTTGTCGAATGCCGCGTACAATGCAGAGAGTGCAATTACCCACGAAGGTAATGATCAAATACATTAGCTATTGACTTAGTCGCATACTTTCTTATATACTTCCATTATTCAACTATGGAGGTATGAATGTCAAAAGGTGGTAGTAGAAATTCTCAAAGTGGTTTTAAAGCTGTAGAAACAAATGAGAATATGAGTCTTGGTGAACGTATGAGTGTGTCTGCTATGGGAGGGTTCCTGACACACGGTGGGCGTGGTCATGGACGTAAAACAGCGCATGGGCGTGGTAAACGAGCCGCCAATCAACCGACAAGACGGGAGATGCTTTACTTTGTACGAGATGCAGTGAGGCACCTAAGAGAGGCTCCTGCAATGGAGATATCTGATAATAAAGTTCAAATGATTGATGGCGTCAGGAGACAAGCGACAACTCACGACTTTGCAAACACTCTAGCAAGAGATCTTCAATTTTTTGATTGCGGTGAATTAACCGATTATATTGAAAACAACTGGCGCGAAATGTATCCAGATGAAAAGGTTCCTCCCAGTCCCAAAGTAATATTACCCGCGCCGAGGGTTGGATTGTATGCAAACAACTGGCCGGATCTTGATCCTTACACTAATGAATTAAACGGTTCTTTTTGCGAATTTATGTTTGTTTGCACACCTCGTTTAAATAATGGAAGCACAACAAATTTTTCAATCGCTGTTATTTCGCGTAACGTAGATCAAAATAGAAATGACTTTGTTCCAAAACTTCTTGGAACTGTAGATAGCGAAAAAGGTGTTTTCGGTGTTAGTCCTAAGTATTTAGAACAACAAAAATTAGACCGTATTCCACAGTCTTTAAGAATAGTTGCGGGTTATCTACAAACTATTAACAACCCACGCTTTGTAAGACGCGGTAAAAAAACCTTTAGTCAAATGAAAAAACAGAGCGCTAAAAAAGTTCTTAGAGACTTTATAGCAGAGCAGTGGAACATGGTTTCGTGGAACGTCGATAAAGCTGTTGATGCCAAAAATTACGAAGAAGGAAATGGAGGCCGACAAGGTTTGCATTTCAGACGCGGGTTTTTCAGACGCGGCGAATCTCACTGGCAGAATGTTCAAATGATTGATGGCGTTTGGAGACAATGGATAGAAGGCTACGAAGCCGGACACCCCGCTTTTGGTGTAAAGAAAAGTTATCATTTACCGAGAAAGGATAAAAAATGATAGATGACCGTATTTGTATATTCTATGTTGCTGATAGAATACAGGACATAGTAAATAAAAAAAGTACAGCCGAAGAAGTGTTGGCCGAAATGATTCATAACATAGGCGTTAACACCCGAATAAAAAGAAATGACCCCGACGCATTAGTCGCGGACTTACCACCCATAAAGCCCGCAAAGCGCGTCCGCAAAGACTGGCTCTCAAAGCATGATCGGGAACACTTAGAAGAATGGAAGAAAAAGAATCCTAAATTTAATGAAAACAATATTCCTAAAACAATATTGCGTAGATTAATTTGGATGCAGTTAAGAGAGATTCGTAGAAAAGAACATTTTAATCAAGCCGAATTAGCCCAAGCTGTGAATTTACATCAGGGGACGATCTCGCACGTTGAAAACGGAAGATCAGTGCCCTCACCCGAAGTTCAATTACAAATAGCTAATGCTCTTGGTTATGAACTTGAAGATTTAATTGAATTGATGAAAAATTCGATAGACTGGTATAAATATGAAGACGTTATAGCGGATTATATAAAGGAGCTTCGTGCAAACGGCGCTTCCAGTCGTCCGTCTATAAGAAGTTTAGGTGTATAAAAGGAGTTAAACATGGCAAAGCAATATCTAAAAATAGAACAAGTCGCGGAAATGACCGGACTGTCTGAACAAACCATCTACCGCCGCTCACGGCTCAAGACCTTTCCACCACCCGTAGATTCAATGTATGTTCCAGAAAAATTAAAAAGCAAAAAGCACTGGGCTAAAACCGAAATATCCAAATGGGTAAAAGCAAATGCCGTAGAACCAAAAGTCGTGAAGCTAGAGCCCAAGGAACAGGGCAAAGCTGAAGCTGACGACGCACAAATCCTCGGTATTATGAAAGACGAAACCGTCGTAAGGCCCGCGTTCCACAAACGATTAATAGATTACATCATGAAATGGTTTAAGCGGTGATTGAATATTTCACCGCCCTTGTCATTGCATATACCTTGCATGGTCATGACATTGAAACAGCCGTATGGTTCGAGAGCGAGAAGCATTGCTCACGGGCCATGGAAAACAGAAGCGCCGATTTTATGTACGATTATTTGTTTGACTTGTATGGCAATGACATTTCGATGGGTTGCTACACAACAGATAAAGTGTCAAAGTTGATCAAACCAAAACCGCGACCAGAAAGGATCGACTGATGGCAACCATTAGAAAAATTAAAAAAGATGGCGGACTGCCCGATTACTACTACATCATGCCAAACAAAGATCGAATCGACATCATGGTGGTTCGATCCAAAAACTCAGGCAACCAGTACACCTGCGTACTGCCCGCGCCTCACTTCTCGAAGACGTTCAGCAAGATGAACGAAATGCGGGCATACTTCGATGAGCATTTTGAGTCGGCTTGAAATTTCTAAAAATTTAATGTTGACATTATCGCATACTTGTGATATAATGTTTTTATCGAAGGGATGAGCTCTTCGGTTGGGGCGGGCAAGCCCCACGTTATTTGACAATGGACCACGGTCCTACATATTATGGAGGAATACATGTCAAAACGTATTTGGATCGAACTCGACAAAGCCGAAAACTTTGAAGAGGCAAAAGAAAATTGTGAACTTGCTAATAAGTTAATTCACAGAATGGGTGTACCAAAAGCCGCGAAATTTTTTGCAGTAAAAGAACAAAAACACACCCATACCTTTTACAACTTTACATGGAGCCACCTGTCACCTTTTACAGAATTAGATGATCGTGGACAGTGGTTCGATTTGGAATACCTTGCAAATCATGAATGATTAATAGCCCGCGGGTCACGGAACACGGCCCGCGGGTTTCTTTTTTAACACCGGTTATATTATATAGAGAGAAAAATAAAAAAATATTTTTTGTA